AGACGCAAGGGACAGGCTCAGGGTAAACGTTTTGAGTATCCCAGGCAGCGTGGACAATACCGCTAACGATAGGTCGCTCATCCTTATCAGCTGCAGCTACTAACTTCTTAAAATTCTCTACTGTAATTATCTGGTCTGTATCTATCTGTAGTAGCCAGTCATCGGTAGTCTTTTCTAGAAATGTTGCTACTACTTGGTTACGCAGACGACTAATTACACCTGATCCTTCAAGGCTTATTAGCTGCCCTAGCTGTGACTGACTACGTGCTATATCGATTAGGCTCGTTGCGAACATCGCGTGCCACTGTCCAGGTGAACAGACGCCTATAGTTATCTTTTCTCTTAGATCCATTTATGTCCCTTATCTCTAAATTATGTACTAAATTTAGCACTAAACGTACAGTTTAGTACCAATTATTACGCTTATGAAAGTCTAGCGCACTACAGAAATCACCGTAACGATGACGCACATAGCCAATACCCCAATGGATTTGATCTATAGGTGAAGCTAGAAATTTATCTATCTGTCTCTGGCTCTTACCCTTCATATGCCTTTGAGGTACACCGTAATCGTGTGTAGGAGATTTAGCCTTATATCTCCAGTTACTCTCTTTAGTCCAGAGTTTAACCATACATTTAACCTCGTATGGCTCTACGTGTTTAGCTGCGTATTCTTGCAGGCCTTGCGGTGTTGCTAGTGTTATTGCTAGAAATATCGATCCCATTAGTAGCATTTCTATCTCCTATTAGGTAGATGATGGCTCTCATTAGGTACTGTCTGTTTTCGTCAAAAGAGGCTATACCGCTGTTACAGTCGTGACAGAGTAGGCCTCTTATCTCCTGTGTTTTATGGTTATGGTCTATGGATAGGCGACTTTGTGTATTGGCTACATCGCAGATAGCGCATTTGTGATTCTGCTTTTCAAGCAGCTGTCCATATTCATATTTTACCCTACGCATTATCCATCTACCAAGATTTCGACAGTTATTACAGTTATGTCGCCTGGCATCTTTAGCTTTATTACGCCAGCCAAAATCATCTATCGGTAGTATCTTGTCGCAGGTGTTGCAGTGTTTATAGCCGTTAGGCGTCGCTTTCCGAGTCCGTCTCGTCATCTATGTCCTCATCTGAGTCTGCGTCTAGGCCTAAAGCGTACTGTCTATCCTTCTCGCTTAAACTGTTAAACATAACTAATACGCTACTGACTGATCTACTTAGTAATGATTCTAGAGCGTCAAACGATAGAGACTGATCTGTATGTATTTGTGTAGATACTTCTCCAATGGATATATCTATCGATAGTTGCATCTCTATCCCTTCACTGGTAAGGGTTTATCTGTTGGTTTAATTATAGTTATTTATTTATGTATTTTTATATATATGACCTGATACCAGAGCTAAAGGAGAAATGCCCCCCTACCCCCCATTAATTAAAAATAATTAATAGTGAGTAATGGAGGATCTCTATAGCTGTGTTTAGATCATTATGACCGTCAACCGTCGCTGTCGGAGTTCCTGCCCCCAGTCTTACGACCAGATAAAACTATAGACCATCCTGGCGACAAAAGAGAAAAGGACCGCCACCGCAGATGGTAGGCAGTCCCAGTCTCCTTACGCGTACCCTCAGTAGCGTAAGCCTATGTATCTATATAGGTCGAGCCCCCAACGTGGCTAAAAACGGCCTTATAGCCTCTTTAATGGGCATATAATCGTATAGTCTGTCCTTAGGTACAAACCAGGTGTCCTCATCTACCAGCTTATACTCGTCTATACGGCCTAAATAGACAGGGTAGTAACCTACTAAAAATAGGGTACTAAGTGATGAGCCTTGCACTAGAAAAGCTACATCGCCATCACGATCATAAGTACGCAGGATTAGATTATTAGAGCGCGACCAGCGCACCTCAATATTTTCGCCTACGTCAGCTTTATCCTTAAAGGTGTTAAGGCCGTTCCAGTCCATCCCTAATAACCTGGCTACAGCTATCTCAGCACCGTAAGCCATCTGCATCTCATACTTACGATCGTGTTCATTTTTCCAGGGGACGGCTCTGGTATGAGGGTTATCCGTCTCCTGTGTTTTTTTTGACCACTCAATAAAGAAATCGGCCGCCTGTCTAGCTAATTTCATATCTAGTAGGTGTAAGGGTAGTGGCCTCATTTTTTCCAGGGTTTACCCTCTAAAGACATTGGCGTACATTGTTCAGTATATGGTTTACGCTGACAAAATAGGCCCTCGTATGCCTTACCGCTATTACTTGTCCCAGCTCTGTAAATACGGCAGGCCATCTCTCGATGGTTGCAATATGGCTCACCCTCAGGCGCTACTACTTTCGTAGGCTCACCATCTGGTCGCTGTTGATCTAGGAAAGCTGCTAGCTCAGCGTTATCAGTCTCTACAGGTTTAAGAGGTGGTACAGAGCGTAGAGACGGTGTGAAAGGTGTAGCCACCGCCTCCACGCTCAAACCGTTACTATCTGCTCCCCATAAATCAAGAGCTACGCCAAAACGCATCGCAGCATTTTTTATAGCGTCACTGATAGCAGTCTTTACCGCATCGGCTCCCTTTTGATGCGGCTCAGATGCACCGTAACCAATTCTAGTTACGCCGCATACTGTAAGCCTTATCCATAAGCCATTAAACTCATCTAATACAGGTGAGCCATTATCCGACATCGCCATAGGCTGCCAATACCACGCAGGATCTACAGATATAAGTCGATCGGTGACGACTGCGTGATTTATAAAATTATAAGATCTTTGTCCTACATTTTTTGCCTCTACTTGATCGTCTCTAAAAGGCGCTCGTAATGCTTTAGCTTTGTCCTCGTTCATCTAAAATTCCTCCAATTTTTTTTAGCTAAGTAAGTTACTGTTAAATAAACGTCTGGACTTTCTGTATAACTAACTAGCTCTACTCTTATGGGATCTTTATAAAAGCCTTTAAGCCTGCGAGCTAAATCTTTTGCTGTCATTTTGTTTACTTTTATATCGGACATTATTCGATTTCCTTTAGCTTTTGCGACTCTACATAAAAGTTTAACCAGGGCAGCGTAGTCACTCGATGATTTCTTATAGCCTCTAAAACGACCTCTCTACCATCTGGAGAGAAGCGTGTAGAGACGTAAGGAGCTTTATAATCTAATCCCATAAAAGCTAATACCTCACCTGTCATCGTGCTAAATATCTGGTTTTCTGCCGTTATAGCTAGCGTCTCTGTAAATTTCTTACGAAATGAATCGCGAACTTTAGGTTCAATTTCTGTAGGAAAATTGTCAGTTATCCAGGCTACTAACGCCTTTTCATCAAGTACGACAAAGGAGGCATCTCTACTAATTAAGGTAATTTTGGCTACCTCTTGATTATCGATTACCGCCTTAGTCATATCAGCGCCTACATTAGTTAGCTCATCTTTAGCTAATTCGCGTAAGGTGTTAGTAGCCTCTGTTACCGCGTCTTTAATAACGGTTAGAGCTGCTAATTCAGCTGCTATTTCTTTTAGATTCATTAAACACCTACTAAATCAGATATAGGTCTTATCTCTGTCATATCGTCGACCTGGTATATAGATCCGCTAGGGTGTACAGATGGAGCAGCTACTACGTAACCGTTCCACTTAATGTCTACACCTTCACGATATTTACCAGGAAAGCTCATCTCAGAGCTAGCGTGATAGTAGTAATGCCAGCCGTTACCAGTGCGTATACGCCTGGTCTTTGTAAGTCCGTCGGTAGTACCACCATTACGTAGATCTACGTCCAGTACTACTAGATTAGATGGCTTACAGGCGATGCCTATATTTATCTTAGGCTGTCTCTTAAACCACTCAGTAATAGCCTCTATATCATCTGTAGCGCTGTGTAAGCCACGTGGCGCTAGATTTTTATGAGGCTGTTTAGCTCCTACGCCTAAAGGTAAAATCTTTAAGCCTAGAGCTGCATAGGTTATCGCGTAATTTTGTATAAGTGTCATCGCTGCTCATTTCTTAGCGATGGATGTCTACGAGCTGCAACGCGACCACGTACGAATCCTGTTTGATGACCGTAGTAATGTCCTATGTAATAACCACAAATAAAGATAACTACAGCACACAGCCATATAAATAAATCTGTGTACTCTTTTACGAAATTAATCATTTCTGTCCCTTTGTCTGGAGGGTTGAGGGGTTCCAGACCCCTTAATGGTACTACTGCCTCCAGACACTGAGGCAGCGCGACACGCCAACCTCTAGGGTCACTTTAGGCTTATAGCCCAGGCTGTTTAACAGCGCTGGATTACCTACACGGTAGGCGACGCCCATAGGAGCCTCTGTATCGACGTCTAAGGCTGGTTTATAGCCCATCCGATGCGTTACCAGGGTAAATAGCTCCATAAAGCTCGTAGGCCTGCCTGTAGATAGGTTTACGTTTATGCTCATACGGCTACTCGCCAGTAACAAAGAGGCCTCTACGATGTCGTCTATATGTATCCAGTCCCTAGTAGTTAGGGCAGATCCCCAAATAGTAAAGGGATCCTCTTTACGAGCTGCCCTATCCATAAAGCTAGGAAAAGGATAATCCAGGCTCTGATCCTCACCATAACCGCTAAAAGGTCTAAGTACAGTAACGGTTAGGCCTTCACGTCTTAGATGTTCGCAGAGCATCTCTCCAGTTAATTTAGCCCAGCCATAAGTAAAATCTGGCAGGCGAATATCTTTTAGGTTTATATCGTTTTCTGTAAGCATCCTTTTTAGCTCTAGTGTCTGTAGTTCTACAGGATATGCAGCACTAGAGGAAAAATAAAGAATATGTCCAGGCATATTACGCATCGCCCACGATGCCATTTCACTATCTATAGATAGATCTACAGCTAAGGCTAAAGGATTACCTTCTATCATCTGCCGCCCACCGACTATGGCGGCTAGATGTATGACTAAATCGTAATAAGTATCGTCGCGTCTAAAAAAATCCCTAGCATCTATGCCGTCTAATATATCGACATATGTAATGTTATGGTCTCGTAACGCATAACAAAAATGACGGCCTACGAATCCTTTATGACCAGTTATTAATATTTTCATTGGAAATTATCATTATTCACATAATAATTTTTTATATCTGAGTGTCCTGGCATTTGCGTTATTAAGTATGGACTAAATGCGTAAAAATTTATTTTTTCTTTCATCTTATGGTTTATCTCCTCATCTGCCCAGGTATTTCCTGTTATGTTTTCCAATAATGAATCGTAAACTGTGTGTTTTATTAAACTAGCGTGACCGCCCCAGCTATGAGTAGTTTTTACGATACCTGGATAAATTTCGCTTTTCTGTCCATAAATTTCTCCAAAAGATACAATATCCCAGTTATCAGGAACGAACGGCCATAAACTAGCTAACCGATCGTTAAAATTATCAATAAAAAAGCAGTCATCATCTAAGGATAAAAAAGAGATTAAGCCTATTTTTTTTGCATAACGTATTAACTGTAAGGCGTTATGCGCGTTCCACCAGGTAGCACTAGCCTCAGTTCCCACGTCATCGGCGCAGTCGAATACGTAATATTTTATTTCAAGTCGATTTAATTGCTCTTGCATATGTGTTAAACGATCTGGCCTGCGACGTAAATTACGAACAGCCACAAAAGGCGTTATAGAATTTATCACGATAAAGCCACTACTAACTCTTTATAAAATTGACTGTTTATAAAATCCTCGTAAATTAACCTATCGTGGCTGTAATACTGCTCCGAGTTAACACGTGCGTAATGATCATCCATAGCACCCTTACTAGCTAATGGATGCATATGCTCGATTACTATGTTTTCTGAGTAAAACAGGCCGTTAATATCTTGTCCTAGTTTTTTCCAAAAATTATCTAGATATAGGTGTTTAGCTTTAGGCTGACACATACCTTTAAGGTTTTCTACTATGCCTCTTGTCATCAAACAGGCTGTAGGTAGATTAGCTCCTTGCAGTAAATCGTTACCGTAGGCTATTCCTTGTCTATTACCTGGTATCTGTAATGTTAAGAGGTAATCCCAAAAATCAGTACGTGGTAAGTGATCATCGCCTAAGAATCCAAAATAGCTATACCGATCGTATTTAGTATCGTCGAGTAAAAGCATCGCAGCCATATTAAGAGGCTGAGCCATACCAGCGGCGGTTATGTGATTAGTTATTATATTTATGTCGTCTATCGCTTGATAATCGCGTAACGACCAGTCGTCTATATCGCAGACAAAATATAAGTCTGCTACAGCTTTAGTATCTTTCCAGGCTTTAAGAAGCCTTGTTGCGTTTTGTGGCCTTCCCCTGGTTGGTACAATGAATACACTTTTTTGCATTTTGTCCCTCTCGATCGTGGTCTTTAAGATGTGTGAAAAGCATACGCCTTAGCTCACGTAAATCGCCTAACACTTCCTCAGCAAAACCGTTAGAGACTGGGCGGCTATTCTTTTCTGCACGTGAGGCGAATATAGCGGCTACCCCTGATATGGTCGCAGCCGCTATAACGCCTAGCTGAATTAAAAGACTATCCACGTCCTAAAGAATCCTTAGGATTTAGATACCGCATAAGAGGCGGTAATACGGCAGCTGCCGCAGCGCTAGTTAAACCTTTTATCGTTACGTCGCCAGTAGCTAAGTAATAAGCTAAAGCTGCGCTAAGCGCGGCGCGAGCCCAGGAAGCCGCCACCTCTTGCGCTGTCTTGATCTGTTTTTTCTGGTTCGCCTTCATCGGTCTCCATTTCTAAACCTCTTATCAAGGTCTCGACTTGCACTGCATTTAGAGCTATCTCGAAATGCATTTCATCCTTACGGTTACGATAATTACCGCCCCATCTTAGACCATACTTACGGCATAAACGGTTAATTACCCTTACTTGCTCCTCGTTAAAAGTACCTACAGCCGCTAGAGGATGTTGAGTAGCATTTAGATCTATAGCTGTACCGCTACTGTGATTAGAGACTACGGTATTAGATCCTCTGACCTTGCGATAGCAATAGCCCCAGTCGTCCAGGGTTTTACTTTCATCTATAGGCTCGACTAACTTATGAAATTCTGCAGCAAAACCAATTAGTAAAGGCGCTACAGGTTTAGCTACACGTAGCTTTAGATCTGTACCAGGGACGCGCTTACGAACTATGTTAATCGCTTCTGCATCTGCAGAGGCAGGCCATCCGTTAGCGCTTTTTTCCATAGCTATAAGCCTACGGCCTCAAAGTCGTCTATTTGATCGTCGATAGTTCTAGTTATGGGATAAATGTCGTCTACCATAGACAGGAACTATACCTCAAGATTATGCTAGAACCTTAGAACCCTAAAGGCCCAAGGCTTTCAGATCGTCAGAGGTTAAGCCGAGAGCTGCAAGTTTTGCTTGGGCCGCGTTTTTTTTGCGTTCTGCTTCGTTTTTTAAGTTTTCTACAAAAGCTGCATCTGCGGTAAATTGTGCAACCTCATCTTGGGTTGCTTCTCTTTCTGTAGTTTCATCAGTAAGCGCATTATGCGTAACTATTTTCATATTATTCCTAACTCTTCTTGTAACCATATACGGAAATTGTTCCACCAAATGTGCCAGCAGCGCAGATAAAAGAAATACCATCAAATGAAGTTGTAGTATCAAACTCTAAGCCACCTGTTATTCTGTAACCATTGCCTTGAACTGCTTGATGATTAGCATAAGTGTTTTGAGTAGCAAAAGGGTTGAAAACAAACATTACATTACTTGTAGGGTTTCCAGTTATGTCTTGAATATACGCTAAGGTGCTTCCTGCCGCGCTGCCCAATTGACCAGTAGCACCAGCAGTTCCAAATGCTGCATATTCCCAGTTAGACCCATAATTGCTAGTTGTGTTATCGCTGCCGCCAGTTCTAAATCTAACTTGCATTGCATTAGAGCCTGAAGTACTTTCAACATTTAGCAATATCAAATAATTATCATAAGTGCTAGAAAAAACAGAATCAACGCTTGCTGCTGTAGCTGAACTAAATGCAGCAGTAGTAATTCTA